TTCTTTTTTAACTAATGGAATACAATTTACACATTTTTGTTGATTATTTATATTTATATCGTCTAATACTGTGCTACCATTTTCACCGGTTATCCCTATGTTGTTAGGTATTAGAACTTCTTCTTTAAATTTATCATACGGAGTATCTCTACAACCTCTAGGAAAATATCCAATAACATCTTGTGTTTCATTATCATTATTGTATTTTTTAAAAATATGACAATTTAAAAATTCTATATCATTAAATTTTTCAATATTTTTACTATAATTATATAAAATAATAATAATAATAATTATTATTATTATTACCAATATATAAAAAAATATATCATCCATCTATTTAAATTTTAATATAAAAAAATGATTTTATCTAAACATATATTATCTTTAGATAATGATTAACGTATATATTGATGGTGCTTGTTCTAATAATGGTAAAGATAACGCATTAAGCGGTTATGGTATATATTTTAGTGAAAATAATCCTAAAAATGTTTCTAAACAAGTAGATGGTAAAAAACATACAAATAATATTGCGGAATTAACTGCTTTTATTAAAACTTTAGAATTATTACAAGAAAATATTATTAAAAATGAAACAATTAATATTTATACTGACTCAGAATATGTCATTAAATGCGCTGGTTCATATGGAACTAAATTAGAAAATAATAATTGGCTCACAAGTAATAATAAAAAACCCCCTAATATTGAATTAGTCAAAACTGCTCGTAATCTATTTAAAGACTTACAAAATGTAAAATTATTTCATATAAAGGCACATACTAATAAAGATGATATACATTCTATTGGAAATAATATGGCAGATAAACTCGCTAATATGGCTATTGGTAATGAACAATGCCCTTATAATAATAATGTTTATTTAAATATATCATATAGTAATAAAGAATTGGCTAAAACTTATGGTGCTAAATGGGATAAAAATAAAAAATCTTGGTATTATAATAATGATATAAGCGAAGAAAATAAGGAAAAATTAAAAGATTTAGAGAGTAAAATAGATAGTACAATAGTTAAAATTGATAATTGTACTAGTGAAAAAAATTATATTAATATAGCTTTTAGTAAAAAAAATATAGCAAAAAACCACGGTGCTAAATGGGACTCTATAAAAAAATCGTGGTATTTTACTGATAATATTTCTGAAGATAATAAGAAAAAATTATTAGAATTACAACATTAATATTTATTTAATTCATTTATATAACTTTTAATTGAATGATTTTTTAATGTATAGTCAATTTTACATATATTTGTTAAAAATCTTTTAATTGCTATATAAAATTTTCTAGGTTTATTATAAACTTTATTATTTTTAAAATAAATTGAACTTTCTGTATGAACATAGTTACCATCTAATGGTAATTTTGGTACAGGGTCACCACTCAATACTATTCTATTTGTTTTTATATTTAAATTATTATATATCTTACTAAAATTTCTATCACCTACTCTAGGAGCACCAAATGTTATACAATGTATTTTTTTATAATCTATAACTTTATTTATTACGATATCAAAACAACATATAACTGCTAATGCTCCTCCTAAACTATGACCACATACATATACATTATCATATGATTTATTTTTGAAATATAAATGTATATTTTTACTTATAGAATAATATCTTTTAGAATATCCTTTATGAATACTAAATATATCAGTGTCGTATTTATATGTAGATAAGGATTTATCTAAATTTGTTTTCCAATCTTTTAAATTAGAACTACCTTTAAAACATATATATATATCTTTATTATTTTCTACTAATTTTATTTTTGTAGTATATTTATAATCAGTTAAATTTCCTTTATCAATATAAACATTATTAGATAATTTAGAACAATATTTAATTATATTTATATTTTCATTATTTTTATAATTAATCTCTCTTAAAATATTATATTTATTTATAATAATATTTATTATTCCATAACTACAAGTATTTTCAATTAATATCATAAATAATAATATAAATTTTTTTATATTCATAAACTAATTTATATTATTATTATTTATTTCTTTTCTTCGATACTTTGTGATTAAACTATACACTACTTATATTAATTACTTATAAATTTATTTTTACAATAATATAAAAATTCATCCTTATATTTACTTCATATGTTAATTTTTATTACTACCCATAATATTATAGTTAGATTTCACATCTTCATTATAATTTATTAGGAATTAACACTTATTACAAAAATCAATGTAATAATTCTCATATTCAATATCTTCTCAGCATTGTTCACAATTTCATTCTTCGTCTTCCCCCCCTTCCTCTTGCGTACTTTGAGGTGAGGATTCTTCAGGAAGAATCATTTCCTTACCATAGATATACCATTCATCAAAGTTTAAAACATTGTTGTCGCTACTTCCTGTCTCTGATGCTATTAATCTATTAACAACTAATGCAAAATATCTATAAAATCCACCAGTTGTTACATTTCCCTCTGTATGCCCATCGCTATAATATTGAAAAAAATTTTTATTATGTAATAAAGTCCATTGACTATCGTCATTTGAACCATATATTCTAAAATAACTTGGGGCTCTTTGCCAGTTAGAAGGTCTTTCATATATTCTGTATCTTGTTAATTTAATAGGTTTGGGTAATCTAATTTTTACCCAGTCTCCTTTATAATCACTTACAATATAATTATTTTTGATATAGACACCATTTGAATATTGAGAAACTGATGCGTGATATCCAATATTTAGAGATGTATTAAACGCACTATATCCATAGTGCACATTTCCTTCACCAGTATAAACTGTTGATTCAGAAGTTTCATATAAACCATTACCATATATTTCATTTTCTATAAGATGTGATGATGATGTTAATGTTCTAGTAGGTGGATACATTCTTTCTTCACTTAATGTAATAGCATCACAACCATCATTAGTACTATTTACTTGATAACCTGGATTACATATACAATGCCCCCCATTAGTGTCATAACTACTATTTTCTGGACAAAAAGTTTCATCATAATATTGATTATCACTAGGACATTGTTCTATACAATAACTTTGACCAGTTTGACCATTTGTTGTATAACCAGCATCACAAGGAATACATGTAGTATCTTCACCATTATAGTCACTTTCTTCTCGATAATAATCAATAGCACACTTATTTAAATTATTTGGGTAATCTTGGTTTTTCTCCCATCCTCCCTCTAATATTTTGATACCTTTATCACCAAACGGATTACCACCATTACATATTATAGCATTTTCTTCAATACCACATCTAACACATACACCTTCATTAGTATAATAATATCCTACCGAGCAATAAAAATCTTCTGGATCAGCTCCATAATATGTATATCCATCATTATCAATACAACCAGTTCTATAATCATTTATATGTTGATTACCATCACAAGTATTATTACAATTAATATCACTATCATTTATTTGTACATTTCCTATATCACTTCTATATTTACCTTCATCGCATTCATTGCTTTTTTCCTCACTACTATTCCATTTATATCCTGGTTTTAAATATCTAAATGCTTGTGTTTTTAAAATACCACCTGGACATTCTACACCATTATCAAAAGAACCACAAGTTTCACATTTATTTGTACCATTATTATAATAATAATTCGGCTTACAACCCTCAGCTACACCATCACCATTATAATAATAAGCGTTAATGTCTCTAACAGTTGTATTATATATATTATCATCTCTATTACTAATAATACTAATATCATTCTTCCAACTGTAACCAGTCATTAATTCACAACTATTAATACCATTATAAGTTGTACCAGTTGGACATGGATAACATGTAATTTCATCATTTTCAATTACTTTATTATCTAATCTATATTCATTATTTCCACAAGATTCAGCAGCACTACCATTCCAACTATATCCAGGTAGAAGAGTTCTTTTTGAACCATCTAAAGAAGTATCATTACCAGGACATGTTACACCTTCATCATAAATAGAAGAACAGTTTATACATTCAATACCATTATAATAATAACCTTGACTACAACCATCTATAGTTCCATCTTGACCACTATCTAAATTACCTGGTTTTAATGTATATTGATCATCTTTTTGTTTTTGATATCCAGGTCTTGCTACACAACTATCAATACTTTCAGAACCTGTATTACCATTTGTTGTACTTCCTATAGGACAAGGAGAACATGTTGTACTTGTGCTTTCTATGTTTTTATACTCATCAACGGGACAAACATCGCATGTATCTTGAGATATTCTTTTTTGTCCTTCAGGACATAATTTATAACACATCTTATCGACAGTATTATATTGAAAACCTTCATTACATTCCCATCGACAATTACCATCATTATCATAATCATTATCAATATAATCACTATATACAGGTATATCTGTACATGAATCACACTGAATATCTTGATTATTTATTAATACATTACCTTCACGTTTTTCACCCTTTTCACATTCATATGCTTTCCGAGTTAGATTATTCCAACTATAATTAGGTTCTAGAGTTATATTAGCATTACCAAATGGTCTATTTGTGTCACTATTACAATTAATACCATCCATAGTTGGACATAGAGTACATTCTGAAAGTTCTGAATTATAATAACGATTTTTACAACCCTCAGCTACACCATCGCCATCATAATAATAAGCATTATCGTCTATAACAGTTATATTATATATATTATCATCTTCATTACTACTAATTTCATTACCATCCTTCCAACTGTAACCAGTCATTAATACACAACCATTATTACCATCATAAGTTGTACCAGTTGGACATGGATAACATGTAATTTCATCGTTTTCAATTACTTTATTATCTAATCTATATTCACTATTTCCACAAGGTTTAGCAGTACTACCATCCCAACTATATCCAGGTAGAAGAGTTCTATTTGAACCATCTAAAGAAGTATCACTACCACGACATTCTACACCTTCACCATAATTAGTACAAGTTACGCATTCTGTATTATTATAATAATAACCTGGACTACAACCATCTATAGTTCCATCTTGACCACTATCTAAATTACCTGGTTTCAGTGTATATACATCATCTGTATCATCATCTTCATATCCAGGTCTTGCTACACAACTATCAATACTTTGAGAACCTGTATTATCATTTGTTGTACTTCCTATAGGACATTCTTCACATATTATTTCTGTACCATCATTTACAACTTTTCCATATGATGGGTCTGTTGTTTCATTACTTCTATAATGTCCTTCTACACATAATTCGCTATTAGTACCATCCCAACTGTATCCGGGTTTTAAATATCTAAATGCTTCCGTTTCTAAATTACCACCTGGACATTCTATACCATCTCCAAAATCACACTCTTGACATTCTGTACCATTGAAATAATGATTACCTAAACATTCATTTTTGCAATCATTTTCTGATGTAGATGCTTCATTAAATGTAATTTGATTTTCACCACAAGGAGTACAAGTTATATCAATTGTATTATCAATAACAGATCGATTATCTCTATAAGTATTAACTGGACATTTGCTAATACTATTATTTTGGCTGTTGTAAGAATAGCCAGGTTTTAATTCAATGTCTTTATTTACTCCAATGATATTTGTATTTAAAGTATATGGTTGTGGTGTTATACTTGAATCATAATTAGGAAGTGGTTTACATGTACTTTGTCCTTCTAAATCTTGATACTCATTTCCAGAACAACTAGAATAAGTAATATTATCTGTAGTATAATAACCAATTATAGCATCACCACAATTACTATTATCGAATAAGCCATCACTATTTACTTTAGAACCATCAGGACATTCATATGGATTATTATCTTTTAATATTTCACCATCATTAGGATATTGACATACATTAGCGGCAACATTTACATATG